TAACGCCTCTCTCATAGCAGGAGGTTTAGATAAGTTAATAGGGCTAGAGACACCACCTGAAGAATAAAAAAGCCCCCATGTAGGGGGCATAGCTTTCTGGAGAGTTAGCTATCCAAAAACTTCAAAGATATCTCCGATCATAATCTTACAGAAAGGTACATTCACAACCCAACCATCGAAGAAGTACACCTGTGCTTCGTCAATGGTCTCACTGTCCTTCCATCCTAAGACTGGCTGAGACTCTACTGTCTCAATTGACAATCCAAATACATTGTGAAATCTCGCTGTTACCATCCCCAGTCTTCTCCTTCTAATCCGTGTGCATTGTAGTCTGTCACTCTCTTTTCAAAAAAGTTCGAGAGAGACGAACCGCCGATAATCTCCTCCATCCACGGGAGGGGGTTATCTTTGACTTTCCAATTTGGCTTGAGACCCAACTGGATGAGCCTCCGGTCGGCCAAGTATCTGATATACTGCTTAACTTCCTCTGCCGACAAGCCTTCCAAGTCACCCATCTCATACGCAAGATCAATAACTTTGTCTTCAAGTTTGACTGCAGTTCTAAACATCTCGTAAATAGTTTTCTTAAACTCATCATTAACAATGCGTGGGTGTTCGTTACAGAACTCCCTAAATAGTTTAGCCATTCCTTCAGCATGTTGACTCTCATCTCGCACACTCCATTCGACAACAGTGCACATGCCCGGCATCTTTCCAAATCTCTGGTAGTTAAGAAGCATTGCAAACGCACTAAACAAACTCATCCCTTCATTCAGCACAGATCGTGCAATTGCAAGGGCTGTCCCGCTTATAGAATTTACGTCTAATCCGGACATAAACTCCAGTTTTGCAGACATTTGCTTGTATTCTAAAAATGTTTGGAACTCCTCTTCCGGAAGTCCGAGAGTGTCATTGAGTAGGGCGTATGCTCGTTGGTGGACGAACTCACGTGAAGCAAAGGCTGTGAGCATGGCTCTAATTTCATTGTTCTTGAACTTGGGAATGTAATACTCAAGATAGTTTGTTCCAACCGCCACGTCTGTCTGCGTAAATAACCGCAGGATTTGGGTGATATGGTTTTTCTCCGACGACGATAGTGCCCCCGACTTCCAATGATTGACATCTGTTTGTAGCTCCAGTTCGTCCTCGATCCAATGAATACGCTCATGTTGTGTGGCGTACTCGACAGCCCAAGGATAGGCAAAGGGCTTGTATGTTACGTTGCTCTCCAGTAAACTCAAATTATCACTCCTCTATGCTAGTTTGATTTTGGTATATCACATTCATGAGATTATTATTGTGATACACTAATCTGTCAACTTCGCTCTGTAGCTCTTGTAATAGATTATAACTATCATTCAGAAGCTTACGATTGAATGGGTCCATGTCCTTCACGAGTTCCAGACGTTTCAGTAGGTTGTTTGTTTTTTCCTTCACTCTTTCTAATCTCCAGTTCCAACCCGATGATCTTTGCATGTAACTTACGGGCCTTATCCCAATTCTTTTTACACGATGCTCTAAGAAGTTTCAACCACATCTTTTTTAGTTTTACCTCTAGCCTTGACATGACACACAACCTTCATCGTCTTCAAAGTCTTTCAACGCATTACGGTCTACTTTAGTGCCAACTTTCTCCGCTGTAACCCCCGCAGTCGTCCGCAAGTAATATAAGCCTTTAAGTCCTTCTTTCCAAGCTTTGAGATGTGTCTGATTAACGAGAGCTTTGTCCGTGCCGGATGGAAAGAATAGGTTGACGCTCTGTCCTTGACAAATAAACTCCTGTCTCTTTGCGGCGTGTTCCACAACCCATTCCTGATCAATCTCAAACGCTGTTCTAAACGTAGCCTTCTCACTGTCGGATAGGAACTCCAAGTGCTGAACAGAGCCTTCGCTTTCAAGGATGCTTTGCCAGACCTTCTTAGTGTTTTGACCCCTATCATCTAAAAGTTTCTCCAAGTACGGATTGCGAACAGTATGACTACCGGCACGAGTACGATGCACAAAGCAGTTGCTAATACGTGGTTCAATGCTAGCAGAGCACCCACATAGGATACTAGAATTAGCGTTAGGAGCAATAGCCAACAGATGTATATTTCTAACACCATAACCCACTCCATCAGGACATTCACCACGCTCCACAGCGAGCGAGTAGGTGGCCTCAAGAGACTGGGCTTTGATGTCTTTGAAGATTGCATAGTTCTCGCTCGCCGCTTGCCATGACTCCCAAGCTATTCCTTTGCTTTGGAGGTAGCCGTGGAAGCCCATTGCTCCGAGGCCGATTGAACGTTCTCTATAAGCTGAGTAGACAGCTTTTCCCAGTTCTTCTGGTGCGTTGTCAATAAAGTATTGAAGCACGTTGTCCAAGAGTCTGATAAGGTCTCCAACCATGCCGCTTGTTTTCCACTCGTCGTACTTTTCGAGGTTGACTGAGGAGAGGCAACAGACTGCTGTGCGTTCTTCACTTGTTGCGAGATGGATTTCGTTGCAGAGGTTAGAGCCATTAATTGACAATCCAAGTTTTCTTTGAGCTTCTGGTAAGCCTCTTCTGGCTGTGTCGATAAAGTTAAGGTAAGGACTGCCAGTTCTGAACCGAGCTTCAAGCATTCGTTGCCATAGTTTACGAGCTCTGACTGTCTCTCTAACAATTCCTGTATTTGGGTCTGTGAGATTCCATTCTGTATCATTAATTACCGCCTCCATAAAAGCGTCAGTAATATTTACTGCGTTAAAAAGATTAAAACATTTCCGATTGATGTCACCACCTGTCGGCACTTTGAAGGATATAAACTCCTCGATATCAGGATGACTTACGTCTAGGTAGGCCGCATAGCTTCCCTTCCGTGTCTTCCCTTGTTTGTACGCTGTCATCTGAGCGTCCACTACTTTCATAAATGGGATCGGTCCGGGAGCCTTGTCGCTGATCCCTCTCACGTCTGACCAATGCCCACCCACACCGCCGCCCTTTACGGAAAGCCATGCTACTTCGCCATTATGTTCAATAAGGCTATCAAGATTGTCCCCCACGTAAGTAAGGAAACAACTAATAGGCAAGCCCCGATTGTTTCGTGCATCGTCAGGTGCGTTAGAAAGCACAGGCGACGCAAACATAAACCAACCTTTCGAAGCATAATCGTAAATACGTTGTGCAAAGTCAAGGTCGCCAAATGAATAGGCAACACTAGCACGTGCGAAAGCTTCTTGGGGAGATGTTTCATGGTCGTACATATAGTAGTCTTCCATGAGTTTAATAGCTTGTTCGCTGAGGCGATTATCTCTTTCATAATCAATCATTATCCCAAGGTGTTGTTTCATCAAACTCTCCAACTAAATAGTCTTGTTTTTCTTCGATCTTATCTGCAAAACGATTAACTAATTCTTCGGAGTTTATCTCTAGAAGCTCCATCAAACTTATCTCGTCTATCTGCGATAACCGCTTTTTTAATTCTTCAAATGTAATCATAGCGAACCGACTATTCTACCAGACTTCAACGAGTTTGTCAAGATAATGTCGAGCCTTTTCAAGATCAATACGACCACCTTTATCTTTGAATCTAGCAATGTATTTAATCACATTACCCCACAAGAAACCTTTGAACTCTTCTTCACTCATCCAAGCTTCCATTGCTTCCCAAGGTTGGATGTCTTTTGAAGTATACCAAGTCCCTCCGACTTGTCTATCGTTTGCTTTTTCTAGTTCCATTCTTAACTAACTCCAGAAAATGATCGAGGTCAACAACAGCCAATGGCTTAGACCTGTTTTGTTTAATAACAACTAATGGCTCGTGCTCACCGTGTCCAGTGGCTTGCTCATAATAATTGAATACTGCAATCTTAGCAAGATTCTTGCACTCAACACTGTAAGGAAAAAGCTTCCTAGCCGCAGGAGAGAGTTGTACGTCCTCGCCTCCTGCCCCCATGCTAGTGCTTCTTACATCATCCATCTCTAATGATGGGAAGGTGCTCAAGATGGCGTCTCTAACTGCTTGCTGTAGCTTACGTCCTTTTGCTTTAGCTGATTGTGCTTTCATTCCGGTGCCTTAAAATACTCATCTGGATTCCGAAGCATCCAAAGTAAATTAGCATTCTCCATTGCACGATCTTTAGAGCCTAACTTCTCGACACACAAATCCCACATTTCCTTTTCACTCAGTCCATCGAGTAATTTGTCTGCGGTCTTTGGACCGATACCTCTGACACCTTTGATGTTATCAACCGCATCTCCGGTTAGCATCTGGTGGTAAAAGAATCGGATACCTTCTTCTGGTGTCACGTGAAAGAGTTTGTCCTTCACAAAATTGTAATGCCAACCCGGAACTTGGTTTAGATCTTTGTCAATCGTTACGATGACAGAATCTTCCCCGAGCTCCGTTGCTGTGATAGCAATGGCATCATCGGCTTCCATGCCTGTGATGACCTTAGCACTCCACGCTGACTCAAGATACTCTCTGAGTAGGTGGTAGTGCTTTGGCTTCTCGCTTTTTCTATTGCCCTTGTATGGTGCTGTCTTTGCGACATCGTACCGGAAGTTGCCCTTACCAGTGAGAAAGACTTCCCAGACTGACACAGGAAGTTTAAACATAAGAAGGTCTTCCAAGGACTCTGCCATTGTTTGGATTGCGTAAGACTCCGGCTCCTTGTCTGAAGCATACGCAACCCGGTACACAAAGATATCAGCATCTATGAGGGCTGTATCCACTTACAGAATCTCGTCGTCATCCGTAATGGCAACAGGTGCATCACCACCTTCGTACATTACCAAGTCCTCGACGACTAGCTTCTTGAGTGATGGACTGCGGCCCTTCTTAGCACCGTAGGTCCAATCATAAAAGCCAATCATTGCAACAGCCTTAGAGCCGTTGCCGATAGCAACGCCTTCAAGCGTCTCGCCTGTTGGGTTGTATGCGTGGATAGGCTTGGTAGACTTGCAGACAATGTAGTTGCCCTTGCCTTCCTTGTTATTGACAGCAATGCCAAGCTCTTCAAGTGCTGAGACTGCCGCATCAGATAGATTGGCGAGGTCTACTTGGTATTTGCCTGTGTAATCATTTACACGGTCAAGGTACGGCCACATAATTTCCGCACGAATTTTTACTTTATCCATCTCATTCTCCTTTGTTGGTGAGATATACATATATTATAACACAAATTTAGTGTGTGTCAAACCAATTATTACCGATTTTACTTTCGGCATCTACTGGGCATCGAAAGCCCAAGGCATCCCCGGCCCTTTGTGCCGCTTCGACCATGATTGATGCAACTTCTTCACCATGTTCTGTAGGTGTTTCAATCTGTATCTCATCATGCACGAATGCAACTTGTTGTACAGGGATGTTCCTTTTGTTAAACTCTTTGTGTGCCTCGATGCACCATTGCTTTGCAATAATAGCACCGCATCCTTGCAGTAGGGTGTTAAGTGCAGAGTGCGATGATCGTACCTGTAATCGACGACCATCCAAGCCCGGCACATAGCCTTTCTCTGCAATCCTTTGAACCTTCTGCATGAGCTTCGCCAAGTTAGGGGTGTTGCGATAGAAAGCGTCAAGTAACCTAGTCCCCTCTCTTGCTCCACCACCAACGATTGATCCAATTTTGGCAGGACCGGCTCCATACAGTGTAGCATAGATAAAGGTCTTCGCTTGAGCTCTCGTCTCCAACCCGGCGGCCTTCTGGTTCTTGGTGTGTACATCACCTTCTAATAACTCCTTTGTCCAGTCTTCGTCCTGCATGTAGTGTGCTAGACAACGTAACTCAATCCCAGACAAGTCCGTACCGACAAGCACATTACCATCTTCTACGGTCCATAACTTTCTGCACTCTTCACCGTAAGGTTTTGATACAGAAGGGATTTGTCCCATGTTTGGACTATGGTGTGTCATCCGACCAGTGACAGCACCGTTAGTAATAATTGCACCATGTACACGATCATCCTCCTTCACAAATTTCAACCAAGACTCAAGTAGCCCTAAGCGTTTCTGCATCATCAAATAATCTGAGATGAGTTTAGCTTCAGGCATATCGATTCCTTCCAAGATAGTCTCATCGACCATCGGTTGTCCGGTCTCAGTAAACTCCTTGGGTTTCCATCCAAGACTAATCAAACGCTCACCGATTTGTTTGCGGCTTGCGACATTGAATATGGTTACCTTGTCCTTCAGTTGCTTACCAGTCTTTTCAGACCAACGCTCTTCAACAATTGGTGGAAACGTGCTTTGTAAGTCAGTCGCAATATGATCCATCTTATCTGACAGATTAGCACGAAGCAATGTAGCCGACGGTATATCCAGTTTGAAACCGTTTCGTTCTTGGCCGGAACAGATGACTGCGATTTCGTGCTCCAGTAATATACTTTGCTCCGAGTTCTTCCACTTAGAGAGTTCTCCCATAAGGTACGTGTAAACTTCTCCAGTGAGGCTAACATCCTGCTTACAGTATTCGACCATCTCATCGGTGAGTCCTCCATCATAGTCTTCAAAGTCTATCTTCTGGTTCCGTAGTCTCAGACCCCAAGCCTTCAGGCTGTGGCCTCCTTCGAGTTGTGGACTCAAAAGCCTCGACAAAACAAGTGTGTCTACCGCTTTCGACTTCGGTATCCCAATGTTCCAAAGCTTCTTCAATACCGGTGCATCGAAACCAATTATATTGTGCCCGATGATTTGATCGTACTCCTTTACCAGTGGAGCGAGAGTTGACGGATCTGTATGACATTCTTGTTCTCCCGTTTCAAGATTCTGTGTTACCACACACCAAATTAAGCTGTGGTTGCTGTTTGTCTCTATATCGAGAATAAGTTGTTTCATGTGGATGCCTTATAAAATGAAACTTATCTAACTCTACATTGTACCCAAGTACCTGTACACCTAACTCTTTCTGAGCATCAGTGATGTTTCCGCCTGATCTACGTCGCTTGTTAGGGTCGTCCTCTAAATGTGGTTGTGGTATCACCATCTTCACATCGATTAATATTGTATCACCTTCTGGTGTAATTGCAACTAAATCCATTGGACCTGTGCAACCACAATTCTTGAAGACCTCATAGCCTTGCTCCCAAAGCCATGCAACTGCCTTGGTCTCAGCGTAATCTCCCTTGCGATTCTTTTCCATCATAGGGCCTCATCATCTTCTTCTTCGAATGTCTCTGTCATTCTACCTGTGTGCATGGAGTAAAGCAAGTTACAAGCAGGGCCTGTCATGCCACTGAATCGATTCTTTAATACACGTACCTTTGTTGTGTTACGTTCTTTCTCGTCTTCTGCTTGACCATTGCGCTCCAGTCCAATCACCATGTCAGACAACTGAGCGATAGAGCCTGAGCCACGCAACTGAGCCAACGATGTCGCCGCACCTTCTTCGTGTCCTTTGTTCTCAGGACGCTTGAGATGTGACACACAAACCAAACTAATGCCTGTCTCTTGGACGAGCATACGAAGCTTGGTCATGATTTCATCGATTGCTTTTCGTTCGTCACCATTACTCTGAGCACTAACAATGATGCTAATATGATCGACAAACACATACTTACATCCCACAACTTTGGCCAAGTACCTGACTCGATTGACAATATTATCAACATCAGAGGAGCCGAAATGATCAAAGAGATACACACGCCCAGTGCCCAGAGTTTTATTAAATGCATCATCCTTCTCTTCCTGAGACACCTCAGTGTCTGGTAAATGTAGTGGCCTATTAGCCGCCAGTGACATCAAAGACAAACCAGTCCTTCGTGTGGATTCTTCCAAGAACATCAGACCAACTGAGTCCTCCGTGTTCTGCAGAATGTTCCACACAATCTCACGTACAAACTGAGACTTACCAAGACCAGAGCCTGCAGTGATTGTCACTAGCTCTGTGTTACGTAGACCATAGGTTAGTTTATTGAGACCATCAAAAGGATAGTCCACATCAGCCTTTGCCAGTGGCTTCATCACAGCATCGTAGAGTGTATCGCCTGATACAATACCATCAGGTGTCCAACGCTCTGCCCTCCAGAATGCAGTAACAAATTGCTCTTGCTTCCCATCCTTGAGATAATCACAGGCATCCTTGAATCCATTGGCTACCTTCACACAATGAGACTTGTGAGCTAACAATTCAGCACACTGAGCCTGAGCTTCCAATCCCGGAAGGTCTGAGTCAAAGCAGAAGATAACCTCATCGAAGCTATCTAAGTATTCGTAGTTCGCCTTGCAATCATTGAGAGCAGACTGAGCTCCATTGCGTACAGACACCACAGGATACTTCGAACCTAGCATCTGGTATGCGGCCATTGCATCGAGCTCACCCTCGACAACCATGACACGCTTACCACCTGAAGGGAATCTATCTTGACCGAATAGAATCTTACTGGCCTTCCAAGCTCCCTCGATATAAAAATCCTTTGCACCATTCTTACGCACCTTACGTGCATCATCACCGAATGGGAATACCAAGTCACTACCTCGATACCCTACCCCATAGAACTGACAGGCATTGACACCTATCTTCCTATCCGTCAAAGCAGTGTAGGATAGTGCCTGAGAGCTCACAGGAGCCTCTCTATGCGACGATCTCTTTGGAAGGGATACTACCCTACCTGACTCACTATTATCCGGTGGTATGTTGGACCCGCATGAAAAGCATTTACCCCAACCACGATCATCAATCGCATAGGCATCAGAGCTCTCACACTTTGGACATGCTAAGTCATATTCAACAAAGGCCATCATTCGTCCTCTAGTTTCTTTGCATAACGCTCGACGTGTTCCAATTCTGGTACATCACAATACTCTGTGAGTCTTCCAAGGAAATCAGCCAAGCCCCAAGATTTAGTATACTCCGAGCAGACACATAATGCAATATGCAGTGCCATCTCTTGAGCTACCTTGTCATCAAATTCTTTCATGTTCTTCCTAGTCTATGTTGTCTCTGTACTTTGAAGTACACCGTATATTTAGAATAAGTAATAATTAATATACTAATTATACGATGTATCCAATGTACCTACATAGTATTATAGTGCATCTGAAGAATCTGTCAAGTCATCAGACACAACATCATCACAATGCATGAGATCATATCTCTCTAAAGCATTGATTTCATTAGAGACATTACTATAACAAGTGTTACACAAATCAACAAACTCATTAGTCTCTTTAGACTTTCTAGTTGCTTCGAAGTCATTCAAGGCAACATTGCAAGCTCTGCATCTCATGAGTAATCTACCTCTTTCAGTTCTACCAAGTCAGGCCCATCACGCTCAACATCACACCATATTGAGCCACTATGTTGGCACCCAGATTTAATGAGCTCAACAATGTGGACAGGCAAGCCATCCTCTGCCATGTCAAGCTCTACCTCTTGCAAATGCCAGTAGTCAGGCATGTCTGGATAGTTCTTCTCGAACTTCCATGTGGCACGTAGTGCGAATTCATTGTCCTCTGAATCATACCACAGATGTGTACACTCGTACACCACTCCATCAATTGCTTGCATTATAGCTCCCCGCTAAATCGTCAAGATATTTGTCATGTCTCTTGTCTTCTTCATCCGACACAACGGAATCTAAAGAGTCTATCACAGACTCCAAAGCCCTTGCAACTTTATTTAATTCCTTGGACTCATAACCACCGGTTTGCATCAAGTAGCTGTCTGCTTTACGTAAGTGGTGCAATGCACTACGTAAGTTATAATAGATTACATTCTCCATCGAATACCTCCTACACAAATAGATCTTACACAATAACTTGTATTCTATCAAATTTCAAATTTTTTTTTATTTTTTTTTTCAAAAATTTTTTAGTCAAAAAAATAGGAGCTCGAGGCCCCTATCTTTTCACCACTTTGTCTATGATTTCGATGATGACTATGATGATCACCATCGCAACCAAGACCATAACAAATCGATCCATCATTGACCCTCGACTAGGTAGTCATAATGGACCATCGAAACATGATCACCATCGGCCCATCGTTTCGGGTCTTTCTTTGCGATTAGATTACACCACGAATCCCATAACCATGATGTACGTCGAGACTTACAAGCTTGAACGTATGCTTCAATCTTTTTCTTTCTGGTCTCTGGTTTTACTTTCTTCGAAAGATTCAAAACCGATGGTGCAATGTTCAATCTTCGTAGATTGTGGACGTCGATACATCCGACTCGACCGGCGACCAATTGACAACAGAATCCCGCCTTTGCTAGTCCAAGACCATCGACCTTTAAGAATGCATCCATCATACCCAGGTCGTCTTTGGACATTATCGAGTCCATGACTTCTCGATACAGGTCGTCTCGATTGTGCAATAACCAGTTCAAGGTCTTGAGTTTATTGCCCCAGACATACTTGGAAAATCTGCCATACTCTCGATAATCTCGCATCTGAGTTCCTATCGAGTGCCATGGTTGCTGAATCGATAAGACCACCATCATCACCATATCTTGCATGTTCTCTGGCGATTGTTGCGACCATTGATTAATCATTGGGTTGTACTTCTTAAAACTCATGAGTTTCTATCCATTCGAGTAAATCATAATATGGTGAGCATTCACCGACCATTGAATCATCCGAGTATATCTCGATCCATCCTATTACTTTCATAAACAAAAACGGACCATTGCTGGTCCGTCCTCCGTGGTTGTGATTGGTTACACCCAGTTCCATAGTTGACGTTCTGGATTCTTCTTTTCAAGACCTATCGAATATTTTCCCAAGTGTAATTGGTTAAATGTTCTCTGCTTCTGAATACCGAAGCCTCGAGACAATTGCTTACGAATTGCAATGAAGCCTTTGAAGTTTCCGATAGTGAAACGACGACGGCCATTCTGATTTGTTGATAGTTTAAACATAGCAATATCCTCTTAGTTGTTTGCTCTTGTCTTTATCGACATTGATAGTGTCGTCGATCCTACCAAGATTCTCCAATTGTATTTATTAATCGTACACCATAGGCACCATAGAAAAATTTTATATATACGTGGGTACTACATAGGCCCTCACACTCGCAAGACTACCACGACTTGTAAGGTCTTGCAAGAACTTTTTAGTCTAACGCACAACCACTAGCAAGAACTGTGCCAGGTCTACCTAGACCCCCGGGGGCAGGCCTGCACAAATTTGATGCGGTGTAGTATCCACATAGACTTGCAAGAGCTAAAAATAACAAAAAAGACCTAAATTACCTTTATTTTACGCTGTACCTCCATAGCTACCAAGTCTCTGATTTCTCTACATATTTCTCACACAATACTATTTTTAAAATCATACCTCTAAAAATGTCTTGACAGCTATAAAGTTTTATGTTAAGATATTGACCTAAATTGGAGAAACAATATGTCCCAAGAAGAACAGAAAGTTACAACAGAAATCTTAGAACCTGTTAAAAGAAAACGAGGAAGACCTAAGAAATCTGAAGTTGAAGCTAGAAAAAAAGGCAATAGAGGTGTTCGTGGTAGACCACCCGGAGATGCCGCTAGAATTAACGAATTTAAAGCTAGACTGCTTGCCACTGCAGGCGATAGAATTGTTGATAAGATTATTCATATTGCCCTCAACGATGAGCATCCCGGTCAGATGGCGGCTTTAAAGATGTGTGCTGATCGAGTATTACCGATGTCCTACTTTGAAATGGATAAAGGCACCGGTGGAAAGAGTGCAGTCAACATTACTATCACTGGTGTAGGTGGTGAGACAACAATTATCGGTGGAGACACACCGGAGGGAGAAGTGTACGAACATGAAGATACCACAAAATGTTAAACGGATTCTACAAGGGATTATCAATAACGAAGGAGGCTTTCAAGCTGACCCTGATGACACTGGTAATTATGCAGGGTCTCGTCTTGTTGGGACTAATTATGGAATTACTCCCGGTGCTCTTGCCGCATATAAAGGTGTTGACGTATCAGAAATAAGTCAGGCTGATATTAAAGGTTTGACGGAAGAAGATGCGATGGAAATTTACGCTCAGGACTATTACTACAAGCCGGGCTACGATAAGATTCAGAATGATTATCTGCAAGAAAATGTGGTAGACATGGCAGTCAATGCAGGGGCACCTCGTGCAACTCGATTGCTACAGAGTCTTGCCGGTGTTGACGAAGATGGTGTCTTAGGACCTCAAACTCTGCAGGCAGTCAATGATTCAAGTATTAATACAAATGACTACTCCACGGAGCGCAAAAGATATTACTTGGACTTGGTAGTCAACGATCCCGTCAAGAGTAAATATTTACTTGGATGGGTCAACCGAGCAAATAAGTATATTGTTAGAGACTACCCAGAAGAAGGTGTGATTCCCTTGGACATCGTAGCACAGGTGGACACAGAAGTGGGAAAGTCATCAGCGGCTCTGCCTGAAGCGTCTGAAATATCAGCACGAGCAGAGCCGACATTGGCACCAGAAGAAGAGATAGCATCGCTTGCATTTAATCCAGACATGTTTACCTCCGGTCCAATTGTAGAAGAGTATGCTGACTACACATCGGTGGATAATCCATTTATGACTCAGAAAGTATGACAGACTTAAAAGTCGAGTTACTACCTTGGCAACAAGAGGTCTTCAATGCTACCGAACGATTTAAGGTGGTAGCCGCAGGAAGACGTTGTGGTAAATCTCGACTGGCGGCTTGGATGCTTATTCTGAATGCATTACAGACTGAGAAGGGGCACGTGTTTTACGTTGCTCCAACTCAGGGACAGGCTAGAGATATTATGTGGGGTGTTCTCTTGGACTTAGCACACCAAGTAGTTGCCTCATCGCATGTCAACAACATGCAAATAAAACTGATTAACGGTGCAACCATATCATTAAAGGGTGCGGACAGACCGGATACTATGCGAGGTGTTAGCCTCAAGTTCTTGGTAATGGATGAGTATGCGGACATGAAGCCATCGGTGTGGGAAGAGGTCTTGAGACCGGCACTTGCGGATCAGAAGGGCCATGCACTTTTTATTGGGACACCAAAGGGAAGGAATCACTTCTACGAGCTTTACAAGTACGCAGAGCTCAGTAAAGATGAGACGTACCGTGGATGGCACTTTACTTCGTATGATAACCCTCTGCTTGATCCGGAGGAAATTGATACAGCTAAGAAGTCCATGTCATCGTATGCGTTCCGTCAGGAATTTATGGCAAGCTTTGAAGCACTGGGCTCAGAAATCTTTAAAGAAGACTGGGTTAAGTTTGACGAAGACGAACCAGATGTGGGTGACTACTATATAGCAGTGGATTTGGCAGGCTTTGCAGATGTTGCGGTTGCAACGACAGCCAAGGCTAAGCGATTGGATAAGACCTGCATAGCAGTGGTCAAAGCAAACACCGATGGTTGGTGGGTTGCTGAATTAATTTATGGGCGTTGGGATATTAAAAAAACAGCGCACAAGATATTCCAAGCAGTGCAGAAATACGAACCGGTTGCAGTCGGTGTCGAAAAAGGCTCATTGCGGAATGCAGTCCTTCCTTATATAACTGACCTTATGAAAGCTCGTCAGAGATACTTCCGTATTGAAGAGCTAACACACGGTAACAAAAAGAAAACTGATCGTATCGTGTGGGCATTACAAGGTCGCTTTGAAAACGATCAGATTAAGCTAAACAAAGGTGATTGGAACGAAGAGTTTTTAGATGAGCTCTTCCAGTTTCCTAATCCTTTGGTGCACGATGACTTGGTAGACGCATTAGCCTACGTCGATCAACTTGCACAAATTAGCTACTATGTGGACTTTGAAGAAGACGACTTTGAATTTACGGACAAATTAGCAGGATACTAAAATGGCAGAAGAAACCAACATTATATCCCAGAACGTAGAAAGCTGGGTAATGGACAAATGCGAAGAGTGGCGAGACCACTATCGCTCAAACTATCAAGAACGCTTTGATGAATACTATCGTCTTTGGCGTGGTATCTGGGCATCAGAAGATTCTTTACGGCAGTCTGAGCGTTCTAAGATTATTAGTCCTGCTTTGCAACAAGCTGTCGAGTCTTCGGTGGCAGAAGTTGAAGAAGCAACCTTTGGTCGAGGTAAGTGGTTTGACATTCGTGACGACCTAGCCGATCAAAACCCCTTCGACATTCAACAAATCAGAAATCAACTCCAAGAAGACTTTGAATACAGCAAAGCCCGTAAGTCTATTGCAGAGTGTATTCTTAATGCGGCTGTCTACGGCACCGGGATTGGCGAATTAGTCTTGGAAGCTACCGATGAGCTCAAGCCTGCAACACAACCTTTGATGGATGGGGCCATGCAAGCTGTCGGTGTGATGGCTGAGGAACGTTTTGTAGTTAAACTACGTCCTATTTTGCCGCAGAACTTCTTGATTGACCCTGTTGCTACAAGTATTGACGAAGCTCTTGGCGTTGCTGTAGACGAATTTGTGCCTATGCACCAAGTCGAAATGGACATTGAGCGTGGTTACTACCGAGATATTGACCTAGATATCGCTTATCAAGAGTCTGATCTTGAGCCTGATCGTGAATTACAGATCTATCCAGAAGATAAGGTACGTTTAACACGTTACTATGGCTATGTACCAACAGAATTATTCAATGAAGCCCGTGAAGAGGACGATGAAGAGCCGGAAGATACAACTTCAAAGTACGTTGAAGCCATTGTAGTCATCGCTAACGGTGGTCAACTGCTTAAAATAGAGAAAAACCCCTACATGATGCGAGATCGTCCGATTGTGGCCTTCCCATGGGACGTAGTGCCCGGTCGTTTCTGGGGTCGTGGAGTATGTGAGAAGGGATATAACTCTCAGAAGGCTTTGGATACAGAACTTCGTGCACGTATCGATGCGCTTGCATTGACTATCCATCCAATGATGGCTATTGATGCCTCACGTCTACCACGTGGCATGAAACCAGAGGTACGTCCGGGTAAGATGATTCTTACAAACGGTAACCCATCTGAGATTTTACAGCCATTTAAGTTTGGTGGCTTAGATCAAACATCGTTTGCACAGGCTCAAGCACTACAACAGATGGTGCAAATGGCCACCGGTGCAATTGATGCGGCAGGTATTCCCGGAAGTATTAACGGTGATGCTACGGCGGCAGGTATTTCAATGTCTCTAGGAGCTATTATCAAGCGTCACAAGCGGACTTTGATTAACTTCCAAGAGTCTTTCCTACTTCCGTTTGTTTCGAAGACTGCATGGCGTTATATGCAGTTTAACCCAGAGATGTACCCTGCTCAGGACTTTAAATTCTTACCAACAAGTTCTCTTGGCATCATTGCCCGTGAGTACGAGGTAACACAACTTGTACAATTGTTGCAGACTATGGGTCAAGACTCTCCAATGTACCCAATGCTTGTACAGGCAATCATTGATAACATGCAGTTATCGAATCGTGAAGCTATGATTCAACAATTGCAACAATCAATGCAACCTAATCCACAAGTACAGCAACAACAGCAAGCACAGTTTGAATTGGCTGTGCAAAAAGAGCAAGCGGCTATTGCGGCCTTGCAAGCACAAGCACAAGAATCTCAAAGCCGTATTCAACAGAATGCTGTGGAGACTCAATTGTTACCACAGGAAGTTGAAATCAAACGGATTGCGGCGTTATCTAAGAATCTTAAAGAAGGTTCCGAAGATGATGCTGAGTTTGCAAGACGGGCTAGGGTAGCTGAATTGTACTTGAAAGAACGTGAGATTGCAAGTAAAGAAAAAATTGTAGACAAACAAATGAATCAAAGTCAATAGAGGGGTTGACTTTTTCATCAAAGTATGATAGAATAATACTATATAACAAGCACCGTAAAGGAGAATGCTTTGACACAAGAAGAAGAAAAGTATTATGAAACATACTTTGATTTGTTTGCCTCCGATGGTTGGAAGCAATTTGTAACCGAAATTACTGAAATCCATGATGGGTACAAAATTGAACACATCAAGGATGACAAAGATTTAAATCGTATCAAAGGAGAAAGAGCTATGCTTTTCCGAATGATGCGGTTTGAAACAAACATTAAAAGCACATACGATCTAATCAAGGACAAATTAAATGATTAGACGTTATGACTTTAAATGTACCAAATGTAACCACATTGAGGAACAGTGGGTAGATTCTTCGGATTCTTATGCTACGTGTCCTGAGTGCGGTGAAACAGCGAAGCGGATAATCGCTCCGATCTCTACGAAATTTGAAGGCTTCGGTTGGCCCGATGCTGATGATAAGTGGGCAAGAGATCATGAGAGAGCCGCTAATAAATAATACTTCCATAATAGCTTAATGCTACGGAGTTTAATATATGGCAAAATTTATTGACGAACGAGAAGAAGAACTCGAACTAAACGAAGGCGAAGAACTATCAAATTTGCAAGAACCTGAAGAGGAAATTCTTGAAGAAACGATAGAAGAGGAATCTACGGAGGACTCTGTTGATGACGAAGTACCTGACAAATATCGTGGTAAGTCTGTTAAAGAAATTATCACAATGCACCAAGAAGCTGAAAAGCTTGTCGGTCGTCAGGGACAAGAAGTCGGAGAATTACGCCGAGTTGTAGATCAGTACATTAACTCGCAAACCGTCACACAAGAAAAACAAGCCCACAATACGACAGCTAATTTTAGTGATGAGGACTTCTTTGAAAATCCTCGAGAGACAATTCAGAACTTTGTAGACAACCATCCGTCTGTTAAGCAATCGCAACAACTTGCATTACAGCTTAAAAAGGCAGAGGCGTTAGCAAAGTTAAAAGCTAAACATCCTGATTTTGCAGATGTTTTAAAAAATGAAAAGTTTGCTGAATGGGTTCAAGGCTCAACAATCCGGAAACGGTTACTTGTGCAGGCCGACCAAGAATACGACTTTGATTCTGCTGATGAATTGTTAAGCCTATGGAAAGAACGCTCTGACGTTGTTAATATGACTGTTGAGGCAGAAAAGAAACAACGCAAGCAAACTTTGAAAGAAGCTTCCACAGGTACATCTCGTGGTTCTGGAGAAAGACCATCTCGTAAAGTTTACCGTCGTGCTGATTTATTAGAACTCATGCAAAGAGACCCAAGACGTTACGAATCATTAATGCCTGAGATTAGGCAAGCGTACGCTGAGGGTCGTGTTAAATAGCTATTAGGAGCTTATCATGGCTAAAGTCGCATATCCCGGAGGCAGTACCTCCATTGTAAACAGCACTAATGCTGCTACATTTATCCCAGAACTGTGGTCCGATGAAATCATCGCCGCATACAAGAAGAACCTCGTTCTCGCTAACCTCGTCAACAAAATGTCTATGGTTGGTAAGAAGGGTGACACTCTGCATATTCCTAAGCCTACTCGTGGTTCTGCCACAGCTAAGGCGGCGAACACTGCGGTCACCATCCAAGCTGACACTGAATCAGAAGTACAGATCAGCATTGACAAGCACTTTGAATACTCACGCTTCATTGAAGACATCGTAG